AATCTTGTGTAATATGTATGTTGAGACAAATTTAATTCCTGAAGATTTTGATGCACAGGATTTTATGGAAAAGTGGAAACTAGGTAGTAAAGCAGCTATAGTAATGGATCCAACTGGTACTCTTATTAATCCTACTACAACAACTACAACAACAACCACTACAGGAAATGGATTCTGGAATCAACTTAATACTGGTTCAGCAAATACATATCCATTTACTGATCCTTTAGAAGATAGAGTTACAGAAATAGAAAAACAAATGAATCATCTTAAGTTAGAAAATACATTACTTAGATTAAAGATGCTTTCTATAGAAGGTAAGTTTACTCAAGATGAGATAGCTAATATCCGAAAGATGTTGATGTCAGAAGATGAAGCATCTAAAACATTAGCTAATACTATTATAGAAAACGCATAATTATGAGTATAGTATTTAACGCTGCAGATCACAGTTACAAAAGCATTGATGCTGATGGTATTCAATGGGTAAGTGTTACATCTTTAATATCAAATTTTAAAGAGCCTTTTGATTCAAAAGCTGTAGCTCAAAGAGTTACTAAATCTAAGAAATCTAAATGGTTTGGTATATCACCAGAAAAGATAATTGAGCTTTGGGATGCTGAGTCCAATAGAGCAGTTACCCTTGGTACATTCTATCACAATCAAAGAGAGGCTGACATATGCTCTTTATCTTCTATTGAAAAAGAAGGTATTCCTATTCCTGTATATAAGCCTATAGAGGAAGACTCTGTTAAAAAAGCACCTGAACAAAAATTAACAGATGGTATATATCCGGAGCACATGATGTATCTGAAGTCTGCAGGAATATGCGGCCAGTCTGATTTAGTAGAAATTGTAAATAATAGAGTACATATTATAGATTACAAAACTAATAAAGAGATTAAGACAGAATCATTTAAAGATTGGGAAGGTATTTCTAAGAAGATGTTATTTCCTGTTAGTCACTTAGATGATTGCAACTTCAATCACTATTCTTTACAGCTGAGTATTTATATGTATATTATATTAAAACATAATCCTAAATTGCAACCTGGAGACATATACATACATCACGTAACATTTGAAGAAGAAGGTAAAGATACATACGGTTATCCTATTACTAAATATTCTCCGGAAGGAGACCCTATAGTAAAAGAGGTTATACCAATGAAAGTACCTTATCTTAAAGATGAAGTTATAAGTATAGTTAACTGGTTATATGATAACCGACATAAACTGATTAAAAAATGATAGCCAGACTCTTTGATGTACAGAATGGAGTAGCAATACCTACTGAGCATTGTTATACTCTTAAAGCTTTAAAAGACATAATGGATAATTATCCAGAGCAACATATGAAGATATACCAGTATCTATTCTATATGACTTGTCCTAATCCGGATATGAATCCTTTCTTTAATGTACCTACTATAGATAAGGAAGATCTCATCTTACAAGAAATAGAAGCTGAATTCTCCCCTGAAGATGATGATATTTTTACAGCTCTTAAATTCTGTGAGAGGATGTATGAAACTCCTACCTCACGTGCGTATGAGGGCATGCAGAAAGCATTAGATAGAATATCAAGATATCTTGCTACAACGCAGATCACAGACGGTAAAGATGGCAACATAGCACAAATTAGAGGGCTTGCTAAAGACTTTGATGGTATTAGACAATCTTTTAAAGGTGTATACAAGGATCTTCAAGAAGAACAACAAAGCAAAGTACGCGGAGGAATTGGTATGGCGTATGATCAATAATACTATGATAATCAGATAATTATGGATTATAAAAACATATATCAGCAACTTATTAATAAAGCTAAATTAGAAAATAGAAAAAAATCTAATACGGTTTATTATGAAGCACACCATATAAAACCAAAATCATTTGGTGGTGAAGGTGATTGCAGAAATACCAAGCATCCTAATATTGTCTTACTAACACCTAAAGAACATTATATTGCTCACTTATTACTTGTTGCAATATATCCAAATTCTCCTGCTATGTATAAAGCACTTTGGAATATGTGTAATGTAAAAAAAGATTTAAGATTTAAACCTTCAGCAAAAACATATTGTAGAATCAGAAAAGAATATATTAAAAACACTTTAGGCTCAAATAATCATTTTTTTGGTAAAACTCATAGTTCTGAATCTAGAAAAAAAATAGGTATTGCCTCAATAGGCAGAAAAACTTTTTTAGGAAAAACACATACAGATGAAACCAAACAAAAAATTTCAGAATTTAGAAAAGGTAAAATAACATCAGAGGAAACAAAAAATAAAATAAGTATTAGTATATCTGGCAGTAATCACTATAACGCTAAAGCAATCACATGCCTTAAAACAAATATGATCTTTGGTTCAGGTAAAGAACTATCACAATATTTAAATAAACCCTTTAGTACAATAAGATCTTACTTAAACGGAAGAGTCATTGCTCCAGAATGGTTCCATTATAAAAGAGTTTCATAATGGATTACTGGATTGACATACCTACTTGGGATAACGGTACATGGACTACCACATCTTTTAACTCTAGAGAAGAGTTCAAAACTTTTGTGCTTACAATTTTTAAAGAACCCGGTGAATATAACTTTAATGAAGATACAAATAAGGTGTTTAATGAACAGGCCCAAATATTTAGAAAAACTAAAGTATACTGCCTGGCCGCATTTAAATCAAAAGACTTTATCAAGTATTGGGATGACCAAAAAGCTAAATGTAGACAAGGTATAATTGTTAAATCAGGTAAAGAATCTTGGTATCTTACTAGAGATTATTATATGTGGTTAAACTTCTTACCAATCTTTGATAAAGAAATACAACAATTTGGTTTTGCTAAAATTAGAGATGCTCAGTATCACATGGCCCTTTATGAGTGTTTAGCTGAATTGCATTTTATGCATTCTGCTATTCTTAAGAAAAGACAGATTGCATCTTCTTATTTTCACATGGGTAAATTCATTAATCAAATTTGGTTTGAAGAAGGGGTTACTTTAAAGATGGGTGCTTCCCTTAAAGACTATATTAATGAAAAAGGATCCTGGAAGTTCTTAAATGAATATGCCGCATTCTTAAATGAACACACAGCATGGTACCGTCCTATGTCTCCGGATAAGGTAATGATGTGGCAACAAAAGATTGAAGTAAGACAAGGCAATAGAAAAACAGAAGTTGGTCTCAAAGGAGTAATACAAGGTATGTCTTTTGAAAAAGATCCTACCAATGGTGTCGGTGGACCAGTTAAGTATTTCTTTCATGAAGAAGCCGGTGTTGCACCTAAGATGGATCAAACATATGGATATATCAAACCGGCCTTACAATCAGGTATGATGACCACAGGTATGTTTATTGCGGCAGGTTCTGTGGGTGACTTAGATCAATGTATTCCTCTGAAGAATATGATCTTAAAACCTGAAGTAAATAAAATATATGCAGTTGACACAAATCTTATAGATAAAGATGATACTATAGGTAGAACAGGTTTATTTATCCCTGAACAATGGTCTATGCCTCCATACATAGATAACTATGGTAACTCACAAGTAGAGGAAGCTCTTATAGCACTAGATGAATATTTTGACAAGTGTAAAAAAGAAATGTCTCCTGAAGATTACCAGCTTGAAGTATCTCAGAGACCAAGAAATATTGAAGAAGCTTTTGCACATAGAAAAGCATCCATATTCCCTCCTCATTTATTAGGGGCTCAGTTAAGAAGAATAGAAGATAAAGATTACGCATATGAATTCTTAGATATATACAGGGATGAAAATGGTAATCCTAAAGTAAAAGACACTAACAAACTTCCCATATCTGAATTTCCTATATCTAAAAAGACTGAAGATAAAACAGGGACTCTTGTTGTATGGGAAAGACCTGTAAAGGATCCAGGTTTTGGAATGTATTACGCATCTATTGACCCGGTATCAGAGGGCAAGACCACAACGTCTGAATCTCTTTGTTCTATATATGTTATGAAGGGTTCAGTAGAAGTAACTAAAATAAATGGTACAGAGACTGAAAACTATATAGAACAAAGTCAAATGGTAGCAGCCTGGTGCGGTAGATTTGATGATATAAAGAAAACACATGAAAGATTAGAACTTATCATAGAATGGTATAATGCATGGACTGTTATAGAAAATAACATCTCTCTCTTCATTCAATACATGATCTCCCGAAAGAAGCAAAAGTATCTTGTACCGAGAACTCAAATAATGTTCTTAAAAGATCTAGGTGCTAATGCTAACGTATTTCAAGAATATGGTTGGAAAAATACAGGTACTCTATTTAAATCACATCTCATCAGTTATGCTATTGAATACTTAAGAGAAGAGTTAGACACTGTAACTAAAGATGATGGCACTATAGTGAAGACTACTTATGGAGTAGAAAGAATAAAAGATGTAATGCTTATTA